GCCGCGCCTGAACCAATACCAGCCAACGCAGACAATGGAGACATCTCTGCAGTTGTTTGAGTCGTTGTAGGCACGTTGTAGCCACGGAGCATGCCAGACAGTGTAGACAAGTTGCTCAATGGGAACAACTCTTTGTTTTGCTTCAGAGTGCGCTGTTGCTCACCCAAAGTAGCCAAAGCATTGATCTCAGCCAAATTCAACGCTTGGTTTGTAGAAGCCAACTGACCCTGTTGAGCACCAGCTTGTGTCAAGTTCTGCTGACCCTGAGAAGCCAACGTACCTGCTGTGCTACCCAATTGGGCATTCACCTGATTTTGCTTGATCGCTGTATCCAAGGCATTCTGATATGCCTTTTCTGCGGATGAAGTTTGTGAAGCAAGAATGTCACGGTTGGCATTCTGAATTGTTTGGCCTAAAACTTCGGCGCCACGCTTAGATCCAAACTGACCAGCACCAACAGCACCTGAGGTAGCCTGAGGTGCCAAGTTCTGCATGATGTTGCGCTGACCAAGATTGCCAATTTGATTCAATACACTGGTTGTGTATGGATTGATGTAGTTGGCAACCTGAGACGCTGGATCTTTTGCGCCAGCGGCTAAATATGTTTGAGCAGAAGACAGTGGGCTAGTTGCGCTAACAGCACTACCCAGAGTGGTGCCTGCATCTAACAGGGTATCTTTGTAATTTGCCGCCGCATCTTCAACGTTGGTAAACGCAGTTGTTTGAAGGGGTTGCTCACCAATGTATTGCGCTCCCGTCGTGGGATCAATTTGAGCCGCACCTTTGGTCGCAATGTTGCTCAGATAGTCGGTGTAATAACTGGGCGCTTGCGTTGCTTGCGTTTGGGAACTTTGCAATAGATTTGCCATGATTAGCCTTTCGCCATTCTGAGGTAGTCCAACGGGCTTTTAGCCTTTGGAGGTATTTTACTAGTAGGAGCGGATCTTTTGTGCGCTCTTAGCTCTTCACGCATCGCATCAAGCAATTTAGAGCCTTGTTTGTTGTCACCACCACCAAGGGCAGTCACGAAAGCCGCAGGGAACACGTACTCACCATCAGCGATCTTGGCAGGAACAGCCTGTCCGCCTGTTGACATTTTGTGTGGCACCTTGGACTGGAATTGGGACAAAGCCTGCGCTCCAGCCTTGCTAGAGCCGTCTCCTAAGGCGGCAACAGCGTCAGCATCAATCACATAGTCGCCGTCATGGAGCATGGCTGGGATGTCGTCAGACTGCCCTGTACCCTTACCCTGAGCGTAGTATCCCGTCAATCCAGTGATGAATTCAGGATTGTGGCCCTTTGGAGCCGCTTTTGCGTACTTGGTAGGCAATCCCCCTTGGGCGTACTCTCCCATCGCTTTGGGAGCCTTTGCGATGCCTTGCTTGAGGTGTTTTAAACCAGCCAGTTTCAAAGGCGCGTCCACGCCACCAGTTCCCGAAACAGGGGCGGCAGTCAAACTCTTGGCTGATTCAATGTATTTTGGTGTCATTGAATCCAAAATGCTACCACCAGAGGCGACGAATTTGGTGCCGTATCTAGCGGCTTGTTCTTCAGGCGTCAATTCAGCTTCCTGTTCAGCTAAAAACTCTTCGTATGTTTTTTCACGATCAGACTTCTTTTTCTTTTTGTCTGTGTCTTTTTTAGAATCTTTGTCAGATTCTTTATCAGATTCTTTGTCCGTCTCTTTGGAAGATTTTTCTTCTTCAGGCGCAGTTATTCCTTGCTCGGCAAAGATTTCTTGCATCTCTGGGGTGAGCGAACTGTATATCTGCCTTAACGCCGCCAACTGCATAGCCTTCTCTTTGGGCGCACCCTTTAAGAATTGAGGCGAACTGTCCAATTGTGGATCAATGAACTTGCCCGGCAAACCCGCTCTTCTTACCACTGGAGGTGGTGGTGGAGGAGGCGGAGGTGGTGGGGGCGGCGGCGGCGGGGGAGGCGGCGGCGGAGGTGGAGGAGGGGGTGGCGGAGGTGGTGGTGGTGGTGGTGGTGGTGGTGGGGGAGGAGGAGGGGGCAAAACAACAGGAGGCTCAACAATCACAGGAGGTTGAGTCACAGTTGTCAAAGGAGGTGTAACAGTTGTTGTAGGGGTAACAGTGGTTGTAGGTGCAACAGTCGTTGGAGTAACAACCGTGGACAAGGGTGAAACAGTCGTGCTTGCTGGAGTAACTACGTTTGAAGGCGTAACCACATTTGAAGGGGTTACAACATTGGATGGTGTAACGACATTTGATGGCGTAACCACGTTTGACGGCGTGACAACATTTGAAGGCGTGACAACGTTAGACGGTGTAACTACATTTGAAGGAGTCACAACATTTGAGGGTGTGACGACATTCGACGGTGTGTTTGTGGCAGTCGCGGCTTGAACAGCAACACTTGTTGCATCAGCTACGCTCATACCGTTAGCCACAGCAACTTGCACTGCGGCGTCAATTGCAACAGTTGAAGGTGTCCCAGCTTGAACAGCGGCAGTTACGGCTGAAGTGACTGAATTGCTTACATTTGCACCAGCATTTACAGACGCAGTCACAGCACTGTCCACAGCAGAGGCCGCGCTAACGCCAGAGTTGATCGCCGCCGTTACGGTTGGAGCAACTGCAGAACCTACATTCCCATTTGTTTTTGCCGTGTTATTGATTGCGGTGGTAATGGCTGTATTTACATCAGCACCAGCATTTAACGAATTACTGACACTTGTTGATGCGGCGTTCGCTACAGAAGTTGCCGCCGCACTTGAAGCACCAGTAGATGGAGCTACAAAGCTAGTTGTAGTATCAACTCCTGTTGATGGCGCTTCAGCCATCGCAGTGATTGAAGTAGGCGAAGACAAAGATGCTGTGTCTGTTGCACCTGCGGTGCCTGCGGCGCTACCAAACGCCAACGATGCGGCAAGGCTTGCTGTTGCAAATTGGTTTTTTATCCCATCAAGAATAGATTTTTGGCTAGACGGATCTTGTGACATGAAGTCAATGGCTTCACTGCTGACTTGGTTTAAGCCTTGATTAGATGTGTCGCCGGGCTTTGCACCAAACTTTGCACCACTTGTCAGCAAAGACGTATCAGGCGACACCGCAGTACGATCAGCATCAGCAATCTGTTTGGTATCTACACCACTTCCCGCTCTCGTAGCGGTAGAGATGCCACTAGAAGTTCCTACAGCGGCTGTCGTTGCAATGATGGTATCTTTGAGCGCTTTTTGGAAATCATCAAACGAAGCGTCTTTGCTCAAACCAAACGAAGCAAATTTGTCCACACCAAATTGAGCAATTGTGGTCAACAACTCGGATGCGTTTTCATTAAGCAAACCGCCGCCAGCTTTGGTTAAAGCATTGACAATCTCGGTTGCAGAGCCAGTGACTGGGATGCCCTTCATGATGGCCTTCATGCCGGGAATGCCCAACATCTCGCCAGCCACCTCAAGCGCAGTCATAGCCGCTGTGCGTTTTGCATTGTCTTCAACACTCAAACCAGCTTTGGCACCCTCAACCCACGAGTTGTTAGCCACCACACCAGCGATGGTGGCAACGCCAGCCATAGGGCCACCAAGCGTCCACGCCACAGCAGACTCAATACCTGAGGCCATACCACCAGCGACAACCTTCTCATTTCCAACCAACTTAGACATCGATTTGTCTTTGTCGTTGACCAACAAGTCCTGAACTTTGGCAAAATTGTCTGTGTCTTGACCCATCAAGTCGCCCAAGAATTGAGCACCACGAACACCAAGACCTGCAATATCTGCGGCGGCAACATTGCCTGCAGATTTGGTTACGTCCAGAGCGGTTGGGATAAATCCCTTGTCAAAAGCTTTAAGTTCAGTAGTTCCAGCAGGAACAGCTACATCACCAGCCCCTGTGGGGTTCATTGTTGCGGTTTGCTTTAACAGTGTGTCAATGACTTTAAATGTCATTGAATCTGCACCTTTTAACAATGTGGCTTTTTGTGCATCAGTAGCGTTAGCATATGTGTTAACGAACTGAGACATTTCATCTTTAGTCAAGTCCGCAGGATTAAACTCAGCACTACTCAAGTTTTTGTTTAACTTGTCAGTAACATAATTTGTGATTGTTGCGTTAGGAATTGTCGAGGTTGTTTTTGTGCCAGATAAATCTGGTCGCTCTTCAGCGGTGGCAGTGCTGTAACTCTGACCATTCCATGTAAATGTTTTACCTGCTCCAAGACCTTCACGAGCAATTCTGAATGCTTCACTACGCGACGGCGCATTGGCAATGTTGCTGTTTAATTCTTCCGCTTTAACTCGGCTTAATTCTGTATTTACTTTGTTTTCTAAACCACCCACGTTGTAGGTTAGACCGCCATACGTGAATTGGGTTGCATTAGGATTTCGAGCTAAAGCCAGTTGTTGTGCTTCTTGTGGAGAGTCAGCATCAGCATTACCTACTGCCACAACGTCTGCCGCTTTACGTGCAGTAGCGGCATCTTGTGCGCCTTTTAAATCACCAAATTCAGTATCTTTTGCTACGGCTGTTGTTGTGGGCAATCCACCAGTAGTGGTTGTATTTGCGGCAATCTTGTCAACTTCCTTCATGGCGTCCAAGGTTGCCTGTGTCTTAGTGTCAACACCGCCCAAATTAGAAGCTACGCCTGTAGTATCTCCAGCAACTTGAAGACCACTAGGTGGCGTGGTTGCATCTGCAACTGTGGTCAGGCCACTTTTTGTTGGAGTAAAGTAAGGAGAAACAACTTGATCTGTTGTTGCATTCTTAACTTTTGCCACTTCAGCATTTGCGGCGGCAATAGCTGTGTTGATGACAATCTGATCCAATGGCTGACCTGAGATAGCACCAGTCACGGCGTTGATAGCCATTTTCTTTTGTACAGGGGTCAGATCTTTGAAGCCATCAATATTGCCCATGAGTGCATCAACAGCTCCACTTGTGCCGCCAGCAACAGCACCCTTGAGCATAGCCGCACCAACATCTTGACCGCTCAGTAAAGCTGTACCGCCTGATACTGCGGCATTCTGAAACGAATTTGTCAGAGTCTTTGTAAGCTCTGGTGACAAGCCAAGATCTTTGATGAAGGATGTACCTTCTTTGAGCGCGTCAAGGCCGGGGATCTGCGCACCAGCATAGCTAATTGCGGCACTCTTGATCGCATCGCCAATATCTTCACCACTAAGCACCTTAACAGCCATGTTTGCGGCAATCTGCTCAGGGATAGACAAACCACCTGTTGCTACAGCCAACGCAATCTGACCAAGTGGGCCAAGATCGTCCATGATCTTTTTTAGATCATTAGAAGAATGAGCAGTGGTGTAAAAATACGGTTTGCCTTGTGCGTCAAATTGAACCTTGTAGGCGGTGTTTCCCTTACCTGCATAGGTTCCTGACCACGTTGCTGAGTCACCTCCGTCATAGTCTTTAATCAGAGCTTGACCAGTGATTTTGTTGCCAATGACTTTTTCTGTTCCAACAGGTGCAACGTAGGCAGTGCTATCGCTTCCAGCTTCTCCGCCATAAACAGTCTCAGTTTTAACTAAACTCGGATCAACAGGATTTCCGTTTTGATCGGTGTAACCAATAATTTTTGGTGAGTAGAAAGTCTGGCCTTCACTGTCAGTTACCAATTCGCCTTGCCCATATACAGGCTGTACAGCAACATCTACTTTTTTATCAATCAATCCAACTTGATTGATGTCTGTGATACCAGCGGCGGCAAGCTGTTCAGCCATGTTCTTAGCATTGGCTTCAGCAGAACCGAATCCCTCACCCTTCCACTTGGAGGTAAGACCTTGTCCAATAATTTGATCTGCTAATTTATCGGCAACAGTGGTGTCAATGTCGTAGTTTTGACCTTGAAGTTGAATTGTCTTTTTGTCTTCTTTGGTAGTATCTTGGACGCTGGAAAGACCGCTAACTGTAGATGTATCGACAGCTTCAGACGTATCCAAACCACTGTATGCGGCTTCAACTTGCTCTGCAGTAATTCCAAGATCCGCCGCCGCAGTCAGTATGTCTGCCTTGCTTGCGTTTGGATCTGTAGCCAACGTATCTGCTAGCGCTTGGTTTACTTCTTCCTGCGTGTATGTTGTTTGCTGATCAGCAGAAGTATCTGTTAAGTTAGAAGTAACCTGTGATAAGCCACCCGTGACTGGAGCACTCGATGTGCCAGCAACAGTAGATGTGTCAGCGGAGGTGTCTTCAAGAACAGAATTTTTGTCAGCAACAACACTAGATAAACCAGAAGGTGGTGCAACATAATTGTTGTAATAATTGCTTACTTCATCCGCACCAATGCTGTAGCGACTACCAATCATGTCAGCTAAACCAGCGTTGGCTTCTAACCCGCCAATACTTTGAACTACGGCGGCAACATCATCAGCCGTAGCATTAGGGTTTGCGTCAAACCACGCATCAACTTGATCTTGTGTTACTGCCATTTTTATCCTGCCAAGCTCATAATGCCAACCATTTGTTCTGCCCAGTCTTGCCATGTCTCGCACATGCGCTGATCAGGAATAGCTGATTGACCAAAAAGTCCAATACCGTTAATACCATCGACCCAGTCGCGCCATCTCTCTTCTGGGACTGTACCAATGTCATTGGACGAAAACAATTCCGCCATAAGACTGCAGTACAGATCCCATTCCATGTTGCGAGGATCGTAGGTGACCATTATGGGTTACCTGTAGAACGCTCGTCGCCCATGTCGGCACTTATAAGAATCCTACCCATGAAGTAATCGCCATTGAATGTGTTTGATTCAAACTTTAAACGCAGTTCACGACGTTGTTCACGCATGTCAATTTTAAGGGTTGTATTGTCAAATACATAAGCGTCAGAGATTTCATCTACGTCATCTGCGTAGCCTCTACCAATCACGAACAAACTCATGTCGCCGTTTTGTACAAAGTCAGGTTCAACACGCTCGACACGTAGCCAACGGTTGTCGCCTGAGAGCTGGGGGTTGCCCGGCCCACCCGTGACCCAACCCAAGTTATTTGTCTCAAACGATGAGCGAATAGCATTCACGTTCGTCAAGTACACCTCGTCCACACCAGTCTCGTGTTGCCACAAGGTGTAGTTGCCCTCTGAGTTCTGTACGTTACCGCCCCAAATAGGTTTGCGGAACACTTCGGAGAACGTGCCTGCAGAGCGCTGTGCGCCGGGCGACTCGCCTGCGTCATACCAAATCTTGTCGCGCACGTTGTAGATAATCGCGTCCGTGCATTCCGTGGCGTCACCCCTTGGATAGAACCACCAAATCTCACCCCAACGAGGAACCTTTGTACACCACACCTTTTGGCGCTGTGCATAGTTCAAGTTGTCAAAAAAGTGGTTTTGGTTTGCAGTATTGGGGATCTCTTGAACAACACCGTTGTACATCAAGAAACGATCCACTGCACACCAGTAGAAAATGCCGTCGTACTCGATCACGCATTGACTGGACATGATGGAGGTCTGGCTTGTCAGTAGGTCATACTTCCAATAGAAGTTGATCCCATTGACGGTGCTAGGGGTGTATGTCACGCGAATCAGGGAGTCCAATGACCAGAACAGACCTGCCGGCGAAGTTGTACCGCCACGCAACGGTAGTCCTTTGACGATCTTACCTGTGGCAACGTTGTTCGCATTAGCATCCGCAGATACCCAATTTGAGAAGTCCCCAGCGGCTGAGTTCTGGATCAAACCGTTGTTACCGTAGACAAACAAATAAGGGTGCATCATGACAACACCACCAGATACGGAAATGTTGTTGTCAAACGTAACTGTGACGGTTCCAGTCGTCATTGCGGCTGAAGTTGTCAGCGTAGTTGTTGCACTGCCTGAGAAGGCCACACTAGTACCCACAGCACCGACTGTCTGCGTGTTATTGACGGTGTAGGTACCTATCCCCCCAATACCCGTTCCACGCGCTGTAATCGTCGTATTTGCAACAACACCAATTCCAACACCGCCAATGATGGTTTGACCTACTGTCAATGACCCGTCATTAGCGGCGGTAACGGTCAATGTGGTGCCAACAATATACCCAGAGAAAGTTACGTTTGCAGTAACGTTTGTGTTGGTGATTGTGGTGCCTGCCGTGATACCAGTCCCAGAGATTGTTTGACCATTACCCACCAAATAGTTGGCACCATTGAGGATGATGGTAGATCCGTTCAGATAGCTACTTGCAACAGTGAACACGCCAACTGGAGCCAGTGTTGTTCCTGTAAAGTCACCAATCAATGGTTTTGTGTTGACGGTGGAGTCAATTGCCGACAAGTTTTGACCGGGGTGTGCAATCAAGTTATTAACCGCACCGCCAGATGAGTCATAACCAATGTCAAACTGCCACAGATTATTGGCGTTTGTTGTAAACCCTGACAGCGTGAAATCAACTGGGCCAAACCCAATACCGTCATCGTTATCGGTTGTCCACTGCTGAAGGCCATCATAAAAACCTGCAACCACGTAGTTCAGACCGTCTTCGGACGTCATGGTCATGCCACGAGGAATACTTTCAGCGTTTAAGAATACGCCCTTGTATCCACCCATCTTGCGTGGCAAAGCATTCTGAAAGCGAACCCATTCACCGTCCACATAAGTAGAGGCGGCAAACAGGGTGCCGTCCCGTTGGATGCCGGGCTTTACCTGAAGTTGTATGACCTTCGCTGTCATTTAGAAAGTTCCGCCAAAAATACCAGTCGTAGCAGTTATTGTTGTACCTGAAATTGCATTTGTAACCGCCAACCCCGTAGAACTCAATGTCATGCCATTGGTTGCGTTAACTGCAAAGCCAATTTGATTAGATGCAGGCAAATACAAACCAGTTGTCGTACTTCCTGTGAAGTTCAAAGATGGCGCTAGGACTGAACCTGCCGCCAGTGTTGCTGACGAGAACGTACTTGATGAGTTGGACGTAGCACTGTAAACATTTGTACCATCGCAAACAACAAACGCTACTTGACCTTGGTTCACAACAAGAGTTGCTCCACCAACTACAGCCGTTTTAAACGTAAGCGTAAATGCGCCTGACGTATCATTTTGCAAAGAGTACAGTTGAACTGTAGAAGGCAAAACAACAATCTGATTCGATGTTAGAACACCCGAATACTCTTGAATAATGTTTGCCCCTTGAGCCGCTGTAAGCGTCAAAGTACCACCAGTTACCACTTGGGCTAACTGAGTAAACGCAAAGGTGTTTGATCGACCATATGCATAGGTGCTGTAACCTGTAGTTCCATTTGAAACAATCACCAAAGACTCAGTCAACTGTAGCTGTTGGTTTGCGTTGCCGTCAATTGTGTCTGTACCTACAGGTGTAAGGGTCAGAATACCACTGCCACTGTTTCGAATAATGGTGAACCAATTGTTTCCAACAGTAGCGGCGGAAGGGAGCGTAAACGATCCAACTCCGCTAGTCCACACGTTGAATTGAGCACGGTCTGTTGCATCGAGAACTGCACTGCTGAAATAGTTTGTGACGTTGTAGGCTTGATTCAATGTCAGCCCACTTGCCAACAAGCCATAACCTGCCAAGGCACTAGCATTTGCAGAAGATGTTCCTGCGCCAAAAACAACTGTTTGCCACACACCGTTTGTTGTGGAGTTGTTGGTCAAAAATATGAACTGAGAGATGCCTGAAGCAACCGCAATGATCGTATTTCCACTGTAGTCCGTTACAGTAAAAGTATTAGATCCAGTGTTACGAACGATCAATGATTGACCAGTGGAAACCTGTGAAGCAGGAGGTAGCTCAAGCAACCATCCTGTAGCAGTTCCAGATGATGTAGCAGTTACGTCAATGATGGAACTTGCAGGTGTTGCATCGTTGCCGTTGATAGGCCATTCAAGCTGAAGGTTAGCCGTCAGAGATATGGACTCGTAACTGACCTGAGACGGTGAAATCGTCTGACCTGAAAAGGGGTTTACATATGATGTCATGATCAATTATCCACGGCAATAGCTGAACGATCTGCGACACGCAGGGTATCTTCAGTTTTAAGGGCGGCTAAAGCTTCGTCAAACATTTGTTTCCAAAGCGCCAAACGCGCATCATTCTTGAGGAACGGCGCAGTCTGTTTTAATGTGCCAAACAGCATGGCATTGGGTGCATTCTGAGTCAACCAATTTGTTTGAGCCGAAGAAGACAAAGGCTGTAACCTTGTGTAGCAAAGTGCTTCAAAAGCATAGGCTTGATTCGGTGTAGGAGCTACAATCCAATGCTCATAATCGTAGTCAGCGTAATACAAGGGTATACCTGTCGCTGTGACGTCCTGAGCATATGCGTTCAGATACTCCAATTTGCGAAGTAGTATGGGTTGCTTTGAACCTTCATTGGAAAGCGTCATTGACACTGTTTTACGCCAACGAGCAGGCTTGGCAATGACTGCATTACCAATGTTCATGGTAGCGTCTACCACTTCCATTTGACCCAAAGTCTTGATGTACTGGGCAATTTCAAACTCGCACAGCGTGATAAATGTCGGGATTGCTTCGACTACGGCGGCGTCTCTACGCTCCAGATACTGAAGCACCGTACTCGTCAGCGAGTCGTATGTCATTACCCAAGATGGAGTTGTTGCCATTTTATCTTCTCTGAGTTCGTTTATTCATTTTAGTCTGCCTTTTAGCTTGTGACAAGGCTACTTGCTTGCCACACCTTTGGTTTTCTCAAAAGAGCGCATACCAGCAATACCTAAAATTCCTGACAGGATAACCCACAGTTGGTCAGCTTCAAGCACTGGAGGTGGATCCATGCCCACAGGCACCCAACCCATAGCCTGTAAATACTTCCAAGCCCACTGAAACAGCGGGTAGGCTAGGAACTGGTAACCCATAGCCGCCACACCGATCCAACCGATGGCAGGACGCCAGCCGCTAACAAACACGCTAGATGACGCCGCTTCAATCTTGTTAACCTCGATCTGGGCTAGGTCTGTAGCTTGGTCTATTTTTTTCTCTTCAAGATCGAGCTTTCGTTGCTCAATCTCCATCTCCATCTTTTCTTTGTCGGTCGTGATTAGGTCGCCAGCAACCTTACCAACAGCTTCAATGATTGATCCAACGGCAAGCAAGCTCATTTCAAACCTTTCAGTGTGCGATTCAGCCAGCCCTTGAGGAACTTGACTTGCACGGGGTTCTTGTTGCAAATCTCAACGTATCTAGCAATTTTTGCCAAGGCGTATTGCTCCTTAAACCGTTGACCGTCTGGAATCTGGTTGAGACGCTCAATAGTCTTTGCCCCGATACCACCGTCAGGGGTAGCTCCAACGACCAATTGGGCGAGCTTCACAGCCATTCCCATGCCTGCATTTACACCAAAGTTAAAGATGGTGTTGGCTACGTCTTGGTTTGCAATCTCGTTACCACGCATCTTGTCCCAGAACTCCACACGGTAGAACTCACGCACCATAGGCGTCAAGGAACCACCAAACTCTTTACGATCTACCAATGCCCAACCTTGCCACTGTGGGTTCTTGTTTCGGGCAATACCAGCGTAGGTCATGCCACCTGTGTCGCCGGGTACTTCGTGTAACAAATAGCCGCCCTCGTCGGTAATCATTTGCTCAAAAGCAGGTTCAAACTGTGCCATGTTATTTAGCCATTTCAGTTGATGCTAGGTTGATACGAGTCTTAACAGCGCCAAGGTCTTGTGGTTCTTTGGTAAACCCAACAGAGACATAGCCCTCAAACGCGCCCATTTCGGGAGGAATAGAGCCACGGCAGATGTAGTTCACGCCCTGTTTCTCTTCCCAGTCCGATGTTTTTCCAGAGGCAACCAGCTTGTCGCAATGCACCTCGCCATTCATCATGGCAATGACGGCGGCATTACGGGTAGCATCTTTGCCAAAAAGAGTGGAGTTGTAACCATCAAGAGTAGTGTCTCGACCCTTTGGGCCATACGAAAGAAGCGTGACCCTGCTGTTTACAACAAGCGCCACCTTGTGAACCAATACAGTTTCAGCTTCTAAATCTTTCTTGAGTCTTTCAGCTACGTGCTCCAACACTTTGATTTCTTTAAGCTGAGGCTGATGGCTTGAATTTGTGATGGCGTTAAGAATGACTGTTCGAGAGTCCCAAGCAAAGTAACCAGCAAAGAACAGGAACGACAACAGGATTACCGTGAACAGCTTGAAAGGATTGTCTACCCACTCAATTAAACCAATTACTTTGCCAACGGTGCTGTCGTCTTTTTTAACTTCAGGCTTAGGCGCTGGAGTTTCCACTTTGGGCTTAGGCGTCCTGCGCTTTACAGGAGCTACCTTAGCTTGGGGTTTCTTTGCTGTGACCATGTTCAAACCAATATGTCTATTTTGCGGTTAGTAAAAATCTCAAGGCTCAGTTGATTTCGTTCTGCTTTTTTCACGTACAACTGAAACTCAAGATCATCAATTTTGTCCTTCACCTTCTTCATCTTCAGCGCCTGCTTGTATTCCTCTTCAAGCCGCTGTGTCCTGCGTTCAAGCGCATCGGTCTTAGTTGGATAGTCGGCGACATCCAGCATTGGATACCACTTGTGTATTGGCGGAATCATTTTGCTTCACGAGCCAGTGCATCTTTGTATCCATGAACAACTTTGTTACGTAGCCATGTGGAATCTGAAGCACCAGCCCACTCTGCCAGATTGTTCCAAATAACCACGTATTCTGAAGCTTTGCAGTGGTTGGCATTCTGATCGAGCCATGCCATCAT